TACTTGGAATACTGTTAGTAAAAAAATAACAATTCATCGCAGAACGAAAGCCGCTGATACTGTATACTTACACACTTATAAACAGCGTAGTGAAGAAGAACTACTAAGTGATACATATGCCATGCCGTGGATTAAAGAACTATCACTAGCATATAGTAAACTAATGTTAGCTGAAGCTCGTGGTAAGTTTAATACTATTGCTGGCCCACAAGGCGGTACTAGTCTTAATGCTGACGCATTGCGTAGTGATGCGCAAATGGCAATTGACAAACTAGATGATGAACTTAAAACTTATACTGATGGCCAAGCTGGCTTAGGTATAATTATCGGTTGACAACTACAACTAGGTTTGCTATTATATAAACATGAAATTAAAATTACTAGTAATAGGTCATGGACGCCATGGCAAAGATACTGTCTGTGAGATACTCAGAGACACGTATGGATACAGTTTTGAAAGCAGTTCAAAATTTTGTAGTCTACAATTTATATACAACGATCTTAAAGACAAGTATGGATATAAATCTGAAGAAGAATGTTATGCTGACCGACATAACCACAGACAAGAGTGGTATGAAGCTATCTGTGATTACAATGTACCGGATCCTGCTACACTAGGTAGAGAAATGTTTAATGCTTATGACATCTATTGTGGGCTAAGAAACAAAAAAGAATTCCATGCCATGAAAAATACAGGTGTGTTTGATTACTGTATTTGGGTTGACCGTAGTGATCATTTACCTCCAGAGAATAAAAATAGTATGAGTTTAGAACAGTGGATGTCAGACTTTACTATTTGTAACAATGGTACACTAAAAGACCTTGAGTTTAATGTACATGCTCTTATCTCACATATTGACTCATATAGTGCTAATTAATTAAATAACTACGTAGTTAACCCCTGTTTCCCCCCTGATATATAGCTATTCTAATAAATACTAACATCGATAGATATGACCAGAGGAGAATAAAATGGCTTTAGTATCACCAGGTGTACAGGTTAGTGTAACCGACGAAAGCGCATATGGCGCCGCCGGAAACGGAACAGTACCACTAATTGTTGTAGCAACAAGAGAAAATAAAACAGATCCAACTGGTAGTGAATCAGATGGTATCGCAAAATTTACAAAAGCAACACAAGCTGGTAATGTAATTTCAGTTACATCACAGCGTGAGCTTACACAATATTTTGGTAATCCAACATTCACTACAAGCGGAACAGCTATTGTACAAGGTAGCGAAACAAGTGAATACGGCTTATTAGCCGCATACAGTTATCTAGGACAAGGATCACGAGCCTTTATCGTTCGTGCTAATATTGACCTAGCAGAATTAGATTCAACAACAGTTCAACCAACAAGTACTTACTCAACAGCAAATACATATTGGTTAGACACAGACGCTAGTAAGTATGGTATCCACGTATATAACAGTACAAGTGGACTATGGGAAAACAAACTACCAACAGTAGAAGTAATTAGTACAGCGGCAGGCACAGCACCAGCGGCAACAGTTGTAACTGGCGGATATCATGTCGTAATTTCAACTTTAAGTAACAGTATTGAATATTATAAAGAAAGTGGAGCGGCATGGGTAACAGCAGGCGCAACACTAGCACCACACTATAGCGTACCAGTAGGACCAAGTAATGGTGATGTATGGGTTAAAACAACAAGCCCAGGTAACGGTGTAAGTATTGCTATTAGTAAATTTACTACAGCATGGAATCCACAATCAGTAGTAGGCGTAAGTGATGGTTCAGATAATGCTGATATTACTACATTTGTACCACAAGATGGCGCAAGCGCAACAGCACTAACATCAAGTGCCACAGCAGGCGGTATACTTTTAGGTGAAGCAGTAGATCAAATTGATATCTTAGTAGTAAGCGGCGCAGGCGCACCGTCAGCATTAGCTTCTTCAATATTAGCACAAATTGCAGCACCAACAGCAACAGCATCAACTGGTCAATATTGGTTTGATAATACAATTAATTCATTAGACATTTACGTTAGTGCTGGTTCAGCTTGGACAGCGGCCGCTGATGTACAGTATAGTACAACAGCGCCAACAACAGATGGCACAGGTAACGCACTAGCAGACGGTGATGTTTGGGTAGACACAACACTAGCAACAGCAGCAAATGCTCGTGATTATCCAAAGATTTATCAACACAATGGCGCAGCTTGGGTTAAACATTCAAATACTGATCAAACAAGTGCTAACGGCGTATTGTTTGCTGATATTGATGATACAGCAGGCGGCGGCGCAGCTATTACTGGCGCACCAGACGCAGTTGTTTATCCAGATGGAATGTTAGTAGTTAACATGGCACAGAGTAAAAATACTGTACGTAGTTGGAATGGCACAGCATGGAGAAATGCTGCATCAAACAATTCAGATGGTAGTGGCGCATTTGGTAGATTTGCTCAACGTAAAGTTGTAGCGGCTGGAATGCAAGCAGTAGTAGCAGGAGCAGATTTACGTGAAGAGCAGTACGCATATAGTTTACTAGCAGCACCTAACTATCCTGAACTAACAGACGAATTAGTAACACTAAACAGTGACCGTGGTGAAACAGCATTTATTATTATTGATACACCAATGCGTAAAAATGCAACTGAAGCAATCAGTTGGGTTAAAAATAGTAACGTTGCTACTGAAAATGGAGAAGATGGCTTAGTAACAAATAATACTTACAGTGCCGCATACTATCCAGCAGGTAGTTCAACAGAGCCAGTTACAGGTAAAACAGTAGTTGTTCCAGCAAGTCATATGGCACTATACACATTTGCTTATAACGACAACATTAGTTTCCCATGGTTTGCTCCAGCAGGATTAACACGTGGTGTTGTACAAAACGCAAGCTCAGTTGGTTTTATTACTAGTGAGAATGAATTTAAAGCAATTACACTAACGCAAGGACAGCGTGATGAAATGTATCAAAACAAACTAAATCCAATTACAACATTTATTGGACAAGGTACAGTTATATTTGGACAGAAAACATTAGCAAGTACAACAACAGCACTTGACCGTGTTAACGTTGCTCGCTTGGTGGCTTACTTACGTGAACGTTTTGATGAGATTGCTAGACCATTCTTGTTTGAACAAAACGACGAACAAACTCGTGCTAGAGCAGCACAAGTGTTTGAACGTTTCTTGGCAGATATTTTAAGCCGCAGAGGTGTAACAGACTTTGCTGTTGTGTGTGATACAAGCAACAACACACCAGCACGTATTGACCGTAACGAATTATATATTGATGTGGCAATTGAGCCAACTAAATCAGTAGAATTTATTTACATTCCAATCCGTATTGTTAACAGTGGTACACTATCTAACGTATAAAAAGACTAAAATAACTACAAACTTAATGGGCGCCTAGTGCGTCCATTTTTTTTCACTGATTTCTTATAAATAGTATTAGCTAGTATAGAGGAGACTAACATGGCAGTATTAACAACACTAGGTGTTCCAGACAATTCAGGAATCGCCACTACTATTATGCCAAAACTACAGTATCGTTTCAGAGTTAAATTTGAAGGCCAAGGCTTTAGTTCTACACCAACAAGAAATGTTATCAGCGCAGGTAGACCTGGATTGACACATGAGCAAGTACAAGTTGATGCGTATAATAGTAGAATTTACTTAGCAGGCAAACACACATGGGAACCTGTAAGTATTATATTACGTGACGACATTGATGGCGTTACACTAAGAGAATTAAATCAACAACTTAATAGACAAGTTGACCACGCTAACCAAAGTAGTGTAAGAGCGGGAGCAGGATATAAATTTACGACTGTAGTTGAAACACTTGACGGTCAAAATCCAACACCAGGTGTACTAGATACATTTGAACTTAGCGGGTGCTACATCACAAACATTCAGTATGGCGAAATGGCATACAGTTCAAGTGAGCAAGTACAAGTTACAGTACAAATTCAGTATGATAATGCTGAAATTTATGACGCCGGCGATGTTGCTACACTTACTGGTAACAGTGGTGATAATACATTAGTTAACGCAACAGGTTAATATTTAATGGGACTAAGTTCTAATACTGGCTTGTTTAATCGTGCTGCAGATATATATGGTGTCGATGACATTGTAATGCGCAAGCGACCTAGACAAAAATTTAATTTTAGTGTCTTTATGACAATTGATAATTCCCTTACCCTTAGCGACGAGAGCTATGGTAAGGGGTTTCAATTTGAAAAAATAATGGGTGTGACATTGCCAGACTATCAATATAATGTAGTTAAGGTCAATCAATATAATCATCAAAGATCTGTAACAACCCGACAGGAAATTACACCAGCAACAATAACATTTTATGATACTGTTGATAACCAGTTTCAATCATTATTAACTGATTATTCTAAATATTATTATTCACAAGGACTTGGGCCTATCCAAACACTAGCTAGTAACGCAACTAATCCTGATGTAGGTAGCTTATTTGGATTAAACGCAGTTCAAGCTAATGGTAGATTTTTCTTTAATCAGATTGATATTTCAACAATAGATAATACAATTAATGGATCTAAAGAAGGTAGAACAATTACAATGACTAATTGCTTAATTTCCAATGTGTCACACGATTCACTAGCTTATGCTGATAGTAGTCCAATTACTTGGACTGTTCAGTTTCAACCAGAGCATGTAGAATTCAAAACAACCCCCAAACCTGAATAATTAAACATAAATACGTATATAATGGCATCTAAGTTTCAACAAGGAATATTCACACCTAGAAATTTATCTAGGTATATTGGTAAACATTCACCGAGATATCGTAGTGGATGGGAATTAAAATTTATGAGATTTTGTGATACACATCCTAGTGTAGTAGCCTGGGCAAGTGAAAGTCATCGCATACCATATTTTCATCCAGTTAAAAATAAGCAAACAATGTATGTGCCAGACTTTTTTATAGTGTATGAAGATGTAAACAAAAAAAGACATGCTGAGTTTATAGAAATTAAG